CCATCGCGCCGACCGGTTTCAGGATCGCGTTCGGGTCGTTTTTGCCTCCGGTCCATTCCGCTAGCGCAACGCGCAAGATGTCCTCGACGCACGCCCGAGCTTTGCCGACCTCATCGAGCGCCGCGCCTGTCTGGACCGTCTCGAGTACGAACCGACCAGTAGCACGCGGTACGCCGGCCCACGGATCGGAGCGTCGCCTGTAACTCAAGCTCTGCTGGAATCGGTTGTTGAGCAACAAGCCCAGCATCCAGTCGCCCGTCTGCCCGTAGAGTGCAGGCGCGACCGAGACGTGGTGTTCGCTGTCGTACGTGGTGTAGCCGAGCGCGTTGTTCGAAGGCAACGACGGACCCAGCATCGCCACACCGGCCGGCGTCGCGCGCGAGTCTGGTCGATCGTTCCACGTCCGCGTCTCAGTGCCCGCGAACCACTGCCAGAGGTTCCAATCCTTCGCCGGGTCGCGGTGGTGAAACTGCCGCAAGCCGTAGTCGGCCGCAGCGCTCTCCAGCATCCAGCTAATGAGCTGCACGCCTCTCGGCGCGTAGAGCTCGGGAAGGCGGACCACGCCGAATTGGTAGTCGTCGCCTGGTGCGTTCGGGTTCAAGCGCGCGCCGAACCTGCGCCTCGAGCGCCAGTTGGTCGATCCGCCGCCTTCGTAGACGCCCATCAGCGTGACATTCTCGGACACCGTCGTGTCCGAGCCTGTCCACCTCGGGATCGGACCGAACGGGTGCACGTGTCCGTCCATCGTGTCCGGATGCAACGTCGCGCGCATCGGGCCGTTGCGGTCAGCGGCCGTCGCACCGGGGAAGACAAACGTCCCGCGGAACTGGATCGGCGCCATGCATCGCGTCAGCATCCCGCCCGGGTTCAGCCACGTCACCGTGCTACGATCGTTCGCCCACGTGATCGACGTTGCCAGCGCTCGATCCCACCTCGACGTGAGCTCGGCGCCGTAGCGTAGCTCGGCTCGAGTGAACGGCATGTTCACCGTGTTGAGGTCGTCGGTGACGATCACAACCTGGAGCTCGGCCGTGGGATGGCGCGCGTGGATCGTGATCCACCAGTACGCCTGGAACCTGCCCCACGCGCGTTTGCCAGCGAACACCGTGACCTGGTTCGTGGCAACGACGCGCTTCATGCGCGACCACGGCATCGGGATCACCGAAGTGCCCGCCGCGCCGCGGGTCATCGCCATTTCGCCCATGAACCCTGGCCCCATCCCGTTGACGGCGACGGAGTCATGGTAAATGAACGGCTGGTCGAGCGGCCAGCGCTCGCCGCCGTCGAGATGCCACGTGTCCACGCGCAGGTCCACGACGTCGATCACCGTCTCGCCCGCCTGCGCTTCGACCTCGGCGGTGTAAATGTGATGCGTGCCTGTCGAGCGGACGAACCGGAACGCGATCTCGCGTTGGGTGCCTTGCACCTTGCCGACCAGCGCGGTCGGCTCCGGGTACATGGTCCGAGGAACCCCGAACCCTTGCACCCAGCCGGTGCGTGCTTCTCCCCCGGGGTTGTCGATCTGAACGCGCGCCTGCGCGCGCGCGTGCGCGGCGAGCGTCAAGAGGACGAAGAGCAACGCCACGAACTTGGCTTTGAAGAGTTTCATCGGTCGGATCCTACGCGCCGAACTCAGCCAAAAGCCAAGCAAACCGCTACCGCACCAACGACAGAGCTCCCGGTTTCCGTCCATCCCAGAACGCAACCAGCGCGTCAGCCGACTGCTTGCCGTGTTCCATCTGGATCAGCCACCAACGCGAGACGCCCATCTGGCTGGCGAGCTCGTGCAGTGGCATCCCTGAACGCTTGCGCCTGACGAAGCACGACTCGCACCGCTCCAGGCGCCCCAGAGCGACCTTAGGTGCCTGCTCTTCGTCCGTCTCCCACTGGCGAAACCGGTAGAGCGAGACGCCGTGGCGTTCCGATGCGGCCTGCTGGGATTCCTGCTTTCGACGGCGCAGAATCAGCACCCGTTCGCCTGTCGTCAAATCGCTGGTTTTCATGGTCGCGCCGGATGGTAGCAAAAGCCCACCTCGCGCGCGCTGCTCAAGAAGTGAACGCGCCGTAGGCCACCACCGTGGCGCTGACGTTGCGAAGCTCGATCCAATTCGGATCCGGCGTGTCGGATGCGGTGTGTCGGATCTCGAACGTATCGGCCGCGGTCAGGGCAATCACCGCCGAGCTCGTGCCGCCAGCGACGATCCCAACGACGAACGAGCCACCGTTTATCCGGTACTCAACGTCCGAGGACGTGAACGCGGCGCCTAGATGGAGCGTGTGGTTCTCGGTGGCCGCGACCGTATGCGAATTGCTGGTCTGCGCCGGCTGGAGGTCGCCGCCGAAGAAGAAGTCGCCACTCCGCGAGCTCGTCGGGACGACGTCGTGGTTGGTGGAATTGAACGACTCGAGGTTCGTCTCGGTGAGGATGTCGTGGCGCGAATCGGCCGCGATGCGGATCTCGGTGCCAGCGGCGCCGCCCTTGATGATCTCGGCCTGCGTCGGCTGCGTCGAGCTCGTGCCAGAGAACCAGCCCGAGTCAAACGACAGGACGTTCGCGCCGTCCGGGTCCACGTAGATTTGGATTCGGTGCGTCGTGGTCGCGTCGGGCGTCACGTCCGACAGCATGTTCACCACTTCGTCGACCGCGTCATGTGGCCGACGCCAGATGTCGACGTCGAACCCGACGCCGTTCAACCCTGCCCCGTCGGCCTCGAGATCGGGCGTAGTGAACTCGGTACCGCCACCGCTGTAGAACACGGCCGACGGCGGATATGGCTGTAGCGCGCGCTTGGTGAGCGTGAGCGAGATCGTGTTCACCGCCCCAACAAAGGTCGTCGATGCGGTCCGCGCACGGAGCTCGATGTCGAGAGCGACCGCGGCCGGGAAGTTGGTCGACGACAGGCCACCGCCCACAAAGATCAGGAACACCGGCGTCGCGATCGCGTGTGTCTGCTGACCCGTGCCGAGCACGCCTCGGTAGACATTCAGGAGCGTCACGTCAGGGAACGAAATCCCGGACGTGTGGACGAGCATGAGCTCGTTACCGACCGCGACCAAGTGAACCAGATCGGAGCCCAGGTCCGCGAGCGTGATCGCGTTGTCGAACGCGCCGTTCAATTCGGCCACGTTGTCGGGGTCCGTCTCGATCGTGATCGATGCCGTGGGGACCACGGTGCCGGCGGTGAGCTCAGCCTTCAGCTTGCCGATCGTTGCGAACTCGACCACGTCGCCAGCGAAGCCAAACGCGGACGGTGGGGTGATCGCGACGTTGACCTCGAACCCGACCTCGCCACGTTGGCGTCGAGCACAGGACAGGAGCTTCGCTACGGACGCATCGCCAGTGAATCCATCGTCCCGGGTCACCAAGCCTCGCGGTGCCTCTATGACGAACTGCTCGGCCGTCGGGTAGGCGATCAGCGTGATCGACGGCGGATCCCATCCAGTGCTCGGCGGGTTGCCGTACGAGCCAGCCCTGAACGTGAACACGTCCTCGACCGCGGTGATGGTCATCGTCCCGGAATTGAGGTCACCGTAGTCGACCGACAGGACCCGCATCGCCAGCTTGTCGAAGCCACGTCGCGTGTCGGTCCAGGCGGCCACCTTGCCCGGGACGGTGTCGTACCCTTCGCGGTTGACTTTATATGTCGCGCGCACGAGCGGCCGCGCCTGAGCAGACAGGTCCCGCCATGCCACCCGGCTGGCGTTCGCGGCACGCTTGATCCCCGGATACACCACGACGGAGGGGTTCGACCGTGGCGTCGTGAGGACGCCACCGGACAGCAACGCTCCGTTGCCCGGGCTCTGTGCCGGCGCGAACGTCTCCTTGTAGTCGTCACTGCGCTCGAAGTACTGGACCTGCACCTGGTTCGTGGTCTCACGCCAGGTCCCGCTGTTGAAGTCCACGAGCTCGCGAATCGTGTCGTCGTCGAGCTGCAGGACCGTGTTGATGTTGTATCCCCAATTTGCGTCAGAGGACTGGCGCACGAGCTGCACTTCCCACTTGCCCGTCGACGGATCGACGTAGAAACGGCCGTCGATTTGACGCGAGACTTCAGCGATGAATTCCGCGACCTCGATCGTGTTGTCGATCACCATCGAGAACCCGTTGACCTCTGCGATCATCGTGTCCGACGCCAGCTTGAACGTCGAGCCGACGCCGACGCCGATGTCCGCGTCGGTGAGACCCCAGCCCCATTCCGTGTCCGTCATCGCCTCGTACACGGCGTTGATCGGGTTGCAGTCGACGCCGTCAATGATGTGGTCGCCAGCACCCTGGCCGGAGAAGATCCCCGGGAAGCGTTCGCACTCGAACTCCCACGCGCGCATGTCGCCCGGGTTGTTGCCGAGGTACGCGCCTTCGTCAGCCGCTACCGCGGCGATGCCCGTGAACTCACGCGCCACGATGTAGCACGTGCCGGTGTAACGCGGACACGTCGGAGTCGCTGCCGTCGCGATCTGTTGGCGATCGACCGTGTTGAGATAGGTCGACACGGCTTGCGTCTTGGAGCCAGAGAAGAAGTCGCAAGTCGACTGGATGCCACCGCTTCCGAACTTGTCGCCGCCCAGGAGATCGGGCTTGTCGATATCGAAGAAGCCGCCGCCAGCCACCGTCCCGTCGAACACTTCGGTCTCGCCGATGCGGACCTTGCGAAGCTTGACGTCGCCAGCAGACCCGCCGCGGCACAGCATGAACTGGACGTACAGGTAGTAGCGGAACCCGGTCGTGATGCGCTTCGACGAGAACGCGCCGGTCTTGACCTTCTCTGTGATCGCGTCTTGGCGCAAGTCGCCGTAGTCGGTGACGTTCGCACCCTTGAGCAACCCGCGACCGAACAGGAGCGTCACCGCGCGCGCCTCGGTAGCGGTGGGGAAATTGAAGTCACCGAGGCCACCTGGTCGTGCGTTCTCGAGCTTCGGCTTCGGCGTCAGGAGCTCGGTCAGCACGACCGAGGCGACCAGCAGGATCAGCGTCCAGAAAACCATCAGACGTCGAGCCCCGATTGAAAGATGTTGCGCTTCGGCACGAACGCGAAGCCACCGAACTCGATCACGTTGTCGAACACGAGCGCGCAGTCGCCGTCGATCAGGTGATCGCAGCCAGCGAACACTTGCACCGTCTCGCCGATCAGGGAGCCGCCTGAGAACGGCGCCTCGAGCGTCAGGACGTCGCCAGACACCAAGCGCACCGTGCGGTAGTCCAGCCCGCTTGTCGGCTTGGCCATGCCGCCAACGAAGTCCAGCGAGCTCCCGCCCACGCCTGAGACAGTGACATCTGCACCGCTCTCGGCCGTCACCGTGCCGATGAGGTTGAACAGCGTCGGATCGATCTTGCAAAACTGGTCGTACAGGAAGTTGTTGCACGAGCCCATGCACGAGAATCGCGGCATCCGCTGCGCAAGGTCGGACTCGATCGTGCGGCACGTGATGCCCGCGAGCGTGCCGTTCTTCCCGTACTTGACGGTCTGGATCCGTCCTGAGAACACCAGCGCGACCGTGTTGAACGACGGGACCTCATCGGGTTGCACGCGGAAGATCCGCAGCGTGCCCGAGTCCGCCGGAGGGATCCCCACGTAGAGCATCGCCACCACGTTCGTGCTCGGCACCGTTACGACCAGATCGCGACGCGCCTGGTCGGATCCTTGAGACAGGCGCCCGCGCTGAATGGCTTCGGGCGCGTAGGTGTCCGCCGCGATCGTGATCGGGCTCGCGTAGCTCGTGAACCGGTGGACCGTCGTCCCGAACGTGAATTCGTAGAGCTCAACCGGTCGTGAGTCTTCGACGCTGCGCTCAAGGAGGGGAAACGTGGTCATGGCTTAGTTGTCGTCGAACGAACGGACCACCGCGGCCTTCACCCTAGCGAGGCCGACCCGCTCATGCTCGATGATGAATTCATCCGCGTCGAATCGAGCGAGCTCGAAGAACTCGATCCGCACTATCTCGCCGAGGGACCGGTTCGCCGGCCACGTGACCGAAATCGTCAGGCGCTCGACCGTGGCCGACACCTCGGCCGAGCTCGACACGGTCCGCTCCGTGGTGGTGCCGTCCGTGTACGTGAGCCGCATGGTGGCCATCGGCTGGCGATCGCGCACGTAGCGCGTATAGCCGATGAACGCCACGTCGATCGTGGCACCGCCGATCGAGTGCCCGGTGACCGGGCGCAAGTCGTCAGCGAACGTCGGGATCCAGAACGCCTTTTGTGGTCCGTTGAGCCCGCGCATGAGCCGGCGAAACTGCTTGATCTCAGCGCGGCTCCGGAGCGTGAACGACTTGGGGTGGCGACGCTTGCCCAGGTCCCACGTCGTCGCCTGCTTGACCAAGCCGGTGTCGTTGTCGAACACGTGGACGCGCCGCTCGAATTCCTCGCGCACCTCGCCACTGACCACGTTGCAGTCGTCGAACAGCACGCGGCCACCGAACGTCGACCAGAACCCCGGCGTGGTGTCGCCAGCGATCGCGCCGGTCTCGTTGTCGATGCTGACGACCACCATGGAAAACTTCTCGAGGTCGCCAGGAACTCGAGACCCGCGCACCGCTCGGCGCAGCATGACGGTGCGCAGTGGCATCACCTTGGTTCCGATCGGGTAGGCGTTGACCGTCAGATCCGTAACCGTGATCAGCGTGTCCGTCACAGTCGACACCGTACCGACGTCGAAGGTCGCCGCATCAGTGAACACCAGCGCCAAGCCGCCGATGCGCATGTCGATGTCGTCCGCACCAGCAACCGGGAACGCCACCGCGCCAGCCGAGATCGCGGCCGTCAGTCGGACCTCTTCGTGGAACAGCGGGAGCCCGAACGTGTTGTCAGTCAGGTCGAGCAAGAACGGATGCAGGCGACGCCGATCGTCGCCGTCGAGCTTCATGTTCAGG